GTGGCGTGTACGCCACGCCACCACCGTTGCCATAATAGTCAAGCTTTCCCCACTGTGTAATTAGGCCGCCGAACAGCGAGCCAAAGCACACATATCCGTTTTGTCCCAGCGAGTATTTTACACCCGTTGCGTCAAACACCTTTTTAATCAGCAGTGCGAGCAAGCTGTCCGACGACAATACGTTGACGAGGCTGCTCAGCCCCGTGCTAGCCAGGGTATTGACGATGCCCTGGTTCCAGTCTGTAATGCATGCAGATTCCGTTTCAGGGTGCATGACTTTAAATGCGTTATCGCTTTTTTTGAATACGTGCAGAATAGATTTAATGATATCCATAACAGTTTCCTCCTTTATTCTTTAGGTTCAATCCACACTGCGCATGCTTCTGTCGGCTGGGTATCGCTCATCACGACATCCTGAATATCGACGGGCTCCATTGTGCCCGACCCCTTTTCTTCCACGAGCATGCCAGACAGATGGGTAACGGCGTTATAAACGCCGTCGCTCGTTACTGGATTAGTACTGCCTGATTTAGGTACTGTATCAAATGTCAGCTTATTTTCCTTCGCTGACAGTGCAGATTCTACGTCCGTCTTTTTTGCAAAGGTGCTACTTAATTTAGACAGAAATGTTCCTAGCTGATTTAGCTGTATAAGACTCATATGCTCACTCTCCATAATCATCAGTTAAAAAGCGCGAGGATATCGGCGTCAGTTGCCATCGGATAGTCAGATTTCTTCATGTATGTATTAGCTACATCTGACGACTTTGCATACGCGGATAAGTCCACGATGCCCGCCAAATTATCCCAACTATTGCCATTCCAGGACACATTATCCCCGGCGTTGATGCTGTGTGATGCATCCGCCGCAGTGATGTTGTACGTATCCCCGACTTGCACACCATTAACAGGCAGGTCCGCATACGTATCTACGCTGCCTCGATACCGGAATACTGTCGTAATATCTGATTTCTTAGCGTATGTCGCTTCCGCGTTTCCCGACGTTACATACCCAGCATCGTTTTGGAAGGCAGATAATTTAGTCGGAATCGTGGGGATTGTAACAGATGCAGCCGCAGATCCGTCATATGTTCCCGTTACCGCGCCCGTAAATGTAATGGCTGCTGGATTCTTTAGCGCGGCCGGTGTGCCACTCAAATCGCTATACTTACCGGATTTTGCAACCGCGGCGAGGTCAGCTGTTTTAGCATACGGAGTTAAATCCGTGCCGTTTGCGCTAAGTGTTCCATCTGTTGCAATCGCGAGGTTAGCACCGACTTTTATACCCCCCAGCACCGTTGCCGAGGCCTTAGGTAATGTGTAATTGTTGGCGCCTGTCTGAATCCCAGCCAGCTTATTTTTCTCATCGGTAGTGTAGTCGTTCGTCGATAGACCTTTGCCAGATTCTTTTGATACAAATAATTCTTTAATCTGTGTTAAAAAGAAGTCTAAATTGCTTACACGGCAAATTTTATCAATAGTTATTGCCATCTCCATCATCTCCAACTCTAAACAAATTCAAAATATCTTGATCCGTAGCATATTCAATTTCTACAGTTCGCTCAGGAATGATTCTTCCTGTTAGATTCACGCGGGATTTTAAATTCCCCACCAGATTTGATTTTGCTTTAATAACACCAGTAAGTCTTTCCATTAGAACGTCACTTCCTCACAAATTGTAAAAGGGGTCGGGGTAATTACAGTTGCGACAAATCCATCCGGACGGCTTAGCTGTACATCATAGTAATACGTGCCATAGGGCAGGTCTGCTGTCTCTGCCGGTTTAATGGTGATTGTCTTGTCAACTACAGCTTTTTGCAGTATTACGGCCGTGTCGCTTGTGCTTCTTTTGACAGTAAATAGAATTTGGTCATCATCAGTAATCTCATATTTAGCCCTGGTATCATCAACTATATCCAGGGTAAAGCTCGCAGTGTCCCCGCGTGTCAAATAAATTTCATTGTTCTTGACCCTCAGCATGATACCACCTACTCTAAAAGCTCGACCCAAATGCCGTTATCAGCCATGGATGCCGGTTTCCCCGATGTATCAGAAACACACAGGCGGTTTAAATGCGCCGTTTCATCGGTGTTGTGCGCTACCGTCAGGAACCCGTTAGGGTTGATGGTCGCTGACACGTTACCCGTATTGCTCATGGTAAACTGTAACTGAAATTCTTGCTGTACAACCGTGCTTCCGCCTTCGGCTGGCATATAATCTGGATTGTCGTCCGTCATCGCCACATACATGATTTCACCGACATCCGGGTCCGTCGCAAATAGTCCCAGCTCTGATATCTTGAACCCCGTTTTAACCCCACTGTTACTGATAGTCAGCTCTAGCGTTACGGTATTCCCGCTTTGCGTAATTTTATTGATTCCCAGTGTCATCTGTTCATTGATTAATGCTGTTGCACTGTTCAACGACCCGGTCCGCGTACCGGACCCGATAGCAACACGAGTAAACGTGAGTGTAGTCAGGCCCGCATTGATTTTGGCTTGCAATGTCGCCCCGACATCGGTCATGGTGATTTTATTCCAATTTGCCATGAATGACATCCCTCCTGAATGTGCCAACAGCACCGGCAAAATAAATATCTTTCTGTGCTATCAGCATTTGTTTTAAATCAAATGTAATGCATGTCTGGCGAACAATACTCATATTCGCGCCGAACTTAGCTTCTCCTGTGCTTCGCCTGATGAATTGCACATAATCCAGCCATGATCGCGTGTTTTTATACGCATTGATCAACCTTACCATTTTATTGATTAGTGTTGCTCCATCTAATGGAGCCGTTATCAGCGTTACTCGGAAGTGATAGGGCTGACCGTTGTATTCAGGCCATTCCTGCACCACAGCTGATTGATACACCGTAGCTACGGCCCGCTGTACCGCATACTTCGTACCCTTGAATTTATGTAGTAAAAACGATTCTTTGACCTGCTGCCTTTTTACAGATAATTCTGAATTGTCATCGTATTCGTCGACATGCATCTGCTCCGCCAGATGGTCAATGAGCGCTTCCGGCAGGTCATCAATGGCCGGGTAAATCAGTAGTAAATCAGGATTGATGTCGGACAGCGCCATATCGACGACGCGGGCCAAATCCGGTACGGGGTCTTTGTTGATGGATTCCGGCAAATGTTCTGCGATTTTGTAATCCGCATCTATCACTCGTCTTCACTCCCTCCTAAGACGACGGATACCGTTTTATCCTGGGCAACTTGTACGCCTGTCAGCACGGTATAGGTCGGCGCCGTGACGATGACGCGTTTTACGCCGGCGACAGCCATAATATTGGCAATCAGTCGCGACGGGTTGATGTCCCGGCCAATTTTAGATTTCTGCCACAGCCGATAGTTATTTACGGCTGTCGTTACGGCGTCTTTGACAGTAGATTCCGCCGTGCCGACGTCGGTATAATAGGTCAGGGTAATGTCATAGGATACCGCATCCGGTGCGACGACCGATATGTTATCGGTCAACGGCCGTACTTTATCCGCAGATACTACCGTTTTTACCGCGTCCAGTAATTCCTGCTCCGGCAGTGTCCCGCCTGTCATGAGCGGCCGTATTTCAACGGCACCGGCGCTGGGACTGGTTACGGCAACGTCGATGATGCCGCTGTTAGCTGATTTCGTCCAATACTCGTAAGCCCCTGTTGGCCCGGCCGTGGAAAATCGTTCCGGCGCTTCGTGGATGCGTTCTCGATAGTCATCATCTGACTCTTCATCGGCGCCGCCTGCGCTGGTCGTTGTATTGACGATGGAAGCCACATAAGCCACCGGGTCGACGACGGATTTGATTTCTCCCGGCAGGAATCCGTTTCCCGCCGTACCGACGGTTTGGCAGGTCGCTTTTACTGTCGTTGTCAAACTGCCGGCCAGTACGGCCACGTCTTCGTTTGTGGCAAAATAAAGGCCGCTGTCCGTGGCTACCCGCGTACCCGCTTTGACAATGGTCTCCTGCTCTCGTTTGGAGGACAGGGTTATCAGCAATGTCGTCGTTGCAGCCGATGCCGGTATCCTGTCGGTGTCGGAAAAGGCGCCGAGGTTATCCAAGTTCCCGCCAGTCGCGTATTTCAGCAAGTTCTGCTTGCCGATATAATTTTGATTATTTACCAGCCGGACAATCGCTTCGGATACGACTAACAAAAATAAGCGTACCGGGTCGCCCTGGGCTAAGGTTCTGCCGGTTATGCTGGTATAGTCGCTGAAAACCGCTGCTTTGATTTGCTCCGCGTCGGCATCAACGAATTCGATATCCGGCAAATCAACTAGTTTCATTAATCTTCACCGTCACTTTCGGGATGAGTCGTCCGTTTATGTCGCCGGTAAATGTGATTTCCGTTATGCTTACCCGTGGCTCATAGCGCTTGATTTGAGCAAATATTTCACTCGACAAGATGGCTTCTGCTTGTAGTATGGGTTTATCTACTGCATCCCCGGAAATGCCAAACTCCCTATCGAGCGGCACTGAGAATTTTACAGTCCCCAAGATGGTCCGGACGTTCTGCAATATTTCTTCGATTTTTGTTGCTGGCGCAAAATCAATGGTTTTAGCGTCTGGCATTACAACATATTCCATGGATACCTCCTATCTAAAAACGGTTAATATCCCGTTGGCAATGCTGCCATAAAGGTTTAATTTTGATTTTTCTTCATGGTAGTTGCTATCATCATATTCGACCAGCTTGACGTTTACTTTGGCCCAAATCAATGCCCCGACGGAACTGAAAAAAGTGTCCGAAACGGACATGGAGTCCAGGCGCCAATAATTCTGGCTGACTGGCCGCATCCCGATGATCAGTGGAAATACGGTACCGTTTTCGCACATCTCCTTCATCGTTGCCAGGTCCTTCTTTATCGCAATATTGTGCGATGCTGTAAGGATGAGGTCAAAAGTGATTGTTCGTAATTTCGGCCCGATGAATTCGCTGACCGGCTTATGATAAATAATGTCATGGTCCTGCCAGCGGCTTCCTGCCTCGGTCTGGTAGTTGGCCGGCGTCCTTAGATAATGCGACGATACGATGAATGGCAGACTGCCCATATATCCGATATACATAGCACCTCCTATTCTGGCGTACTCGTTTTACTGCCACCCGGCGTGACGCCGCCGTGTACATGTGACACGAGTGATATGCCGTTGACTACCACATCCCCACTGGAAGCATTAATCTGCAAAGCCCCGCCAACATTGATTTTCAGATTTCCCGGCGTGTCGATGACCCTTGTATTGGCATCGGCTCCGCCAGGCGGCGCATCAGTGCTGCTGAAGAAGGTCCCCAGCACGAATCCGTCGCCTACGCCGGCACCCGAAAAGTTCGGCATCTGTATGCAGAGCACTTGGTCCCCGACAGCCGGCATCCAGAAATCTTTCGATTCCGATGAGCCGCGTTGAAGGACGAACAAATCGTTCGTTACCTTGTTTCCCTTATCTTCACGGCATACGCGCACGGTTCCGTCTTTTGGAGTCAGTGCGCATACGGTTCCGTAAAATATCAGGTTCTCCAACAGCTTTTTGATGTTAGTATCCATCGAGGCACCTCCTCATTTCCAGGCTGAGTACATACCCATTGCCCAGACTGTGCGTCGCCTTGGTAATGATATATTTCCCGTCAAAGGCGCCGAAGTTCATGAAACCGACGACAATACCGGCCATGAAGTGGAAGTCGCCGTACAGGCTAAAAGATGCCGTGATTTCATCCCGGTTCTGCTCTCGCAATTTTTTCTTGGCCAGCTTATTTGCGGCGTCCACTGTGTCGCATTGTTCATTCACTTCCAGCGTCAGCCCCGTTTGCTTATTCGGGGCTTCAAAATAGCCCTCGATGACTTCTTTGTTCTTGCCCTGCTTGTATTTAACGTGGCAGGCCCGATAAATATCACGGGTCTTGGCTTTCATTGAGTAGGACAGGAAATCCGTGAAGTTCAGCGGGTTTTCAGGCGATACGTCATCATCGCTCGTCTGCTCTGAAAACGAGGCTGTCCCTGGCCGCCAGAATACAATCAACGGCTCCTGGTTTTCCAACTGGTATTCATCGAGGATGATAATGGTCTTGGTCGATATTTTCAGATCCAGGCCGGCATCATCACATAGCTTTTTTAAAAATTCAAGGTCTGATGCGTCTGACTGCTCGACATGCTCATACGATGGATTGTTCTGGGCCCCCGGCTCATAGTCCAGTGACATGCCATTTCTCCAGGCGATGTCATTGGCGATTTTATAGAGGCTGATATTATCCCAGGATTGATTCTGCTTAATGCCTCGCAATGACGTATCAGCAATGGCATTGACGGCTTTGATTTGTACCGTCGTCGGCATCCCGTTGATTTCGATTTCATCGACCTCAAATTCTCCGACTGGCAGTTCTTTGATGCCTTCGTTGACGCCGTTTTTGTTCAGCGTATAAAGGGTAATGTCCAATTTGGACCCCGGTTCCGGATACCACGTGTCCTGCCACAGCTGCGCACGGTCTTCCAAAGTAACTGTCATATCATCAACCTGCCCGGACAGGTTGTCCGTCACTTCAATGGATAGCAGATACTTCATCATATCTTCGGATATGTCTTTGCTCTCTGTTTCTCCTGCCGGCGTATACAGTATTTGAGCATAGGCCCGGCGGCCGAGGAATGTCCCCGGCGTCAGTTCTTTTTTCCATTCATTTAATTTGGCTTTAATCGTTTCTAGGGACATGGCATCACCGCTTCCATGGTGGCAAAATCTTGGATGACTGGATTACATTGATGTCCGGGACGTCCAATATGATCCCTGCTGGAAAAATAGCCGTGTTTCGGTACGCTTCATTCGCTTCCAGCAGTTCATTCATATAGAGCTCATTGCCGAAAATTTTATACGCAATGGCATCCCACATGTCCCCCTGGACTGTCGTGTACTTATTCATAGCTCAACCGCCTCCGTCCTGCGGATACTCTATCCAGCATTTTAGGCAGTTCCCGCTGGAATTGACGCGCCTGTTCTTCCAAGGCTTGACGGACGGCATCAGCGACGTCGCCACCGCCCTGGACGTTGATAGTCGGCCGGAAGTCCAGTGTGATGCTGCTGTTGCTGTACATCGGGGCTTTGGCTGTTCCTGCACTCATCCGCTGCGGCGTTTTCGGCATGACACCTAACGCGGCTCCTGCCTGCTGCCACAATGAGATAGCTCGTGCCGACCCGTCTAAAGGGATAGCGGCTTCTGCCGAGTCTTCCGCGAATGTTGTCAGGAAGGCCCCACGCTGATAAATGCCACCTCTGGCGTTTTCGCTGACGTCATCACCACTGCTGGTTGCTTCACTGATTGTACGGGTTATGTTTTGTGCAATATTGATAGCCGTATCAATCGGATGGGATAAGGCATTGACCAGGCTATTCCACTTATCCATAGCCCAGTCTACGGCCTGGCCAATGGCATCCATGACACTGCTGGCAAAACTTTGTACTGCCGCTACCGCACTGTCCCAGGCAGAGGAAATGTAATCTACCAGTGCAGAAATAATACCTTCTATGACACTGGCTGCGGCCGATACAAAACTGGAAATAGCATCCCACACGGCCGATGCGATAGCCAGACAACCATTCCAGACCCCGGTAAAGAAGGCACCAAAGGCGGATATGATGTCCATGATGACCGATACGGCCATCGTCGCTACGGTCATGATGCCACTCCAGACGGCTGTGGCAATCGCGACCAGGCCATTCCATACGCCGGTGAAGAAAGCGGCCAGGGCTGAAAACAGGCTCATACCAAAAGATACGATGTTGTTCCAAATCGCAATGACGGCGGCCCGGAACTGTTCGTTTGTATTCCAGAAATAAATAATGGCCGCGACTACAGCGATGATGACGGCCACGATGGCGATAATAGGATTGGCCATAAGCGCCAATGCCAACGCTCTGGCACCTGTTGCCGCAGCACGAAAGGCTGCCCCTAATCCATTCAATCCGGCATGGAAAAGTTTGGATGCCGTCGCGGACCCGCGCAATACGGTTTCCCCATTTTTGTTTACTGTGAAGAAAAGATCAGCCGTTTCTTTAAGCATCCTAAAACCGGCTCTGATGGCTAAAATAGACCTAGCGGCCAATAATACCCCGGCAAAGCTGGCGGCCAGGGCAACTATGGTTTGTATCAATACCTGATGTTCTTTGGCCCAATTGGCAAAAGCAACGACGACAGGAACGATACTCCGTAAGATGCTGTTGATGGCTGGCAATAATGCAGAGCCTATTTCAATGGCTACGGCTGTCATACTATTTTTGAACAGATACATTTGATTGGCCGTTGTTTCACATCGGGCTGCATATTCAGCATCCACTGACCCTCCATATTTCGCAGCATCACTAACCTTATTGAAATTATCTTCCAATAGATATAGTTTTGATAATAATGGCGAAATAGCACCAATAGACTCTTCCCCAAATAAATCTTTCAAAACGCCGGCTTGCTGATCTTTCGGCAAGGCTTGTATGGCATGAAAAACATCCAAGATGGCGCCTTTGGCATCGGTTTGCATCCGCTTGGCCATATCTGCCGCATCAAATCCCAACTGTTGGAAGGCGGCGGCCTGGCTTTTTGTAGCTTTTTCCCCGATTGACATACCTAAAATCAAATTTTTAATACCAGTTGCAGCTACATCAGATTTTGTTCCTGTTTGTATCATAGTAGCCCCAAGTGCAGCAATTTCGCCGGATGCGACCCCGCCGATTTCCCCGAGTGGCCCGATACGGGTTACGACATCGGAAATCAACGGTGCCGAGGCGGCTGTTGTATTTCCCAAGTAATTGATCTTATCTGCTAATTCGACGACTCCGTCTTGGTTTAAATCAAATGCGCTTCGCCATTTAGCCATCATATCCCCGGCTTGGTCAGCCGTAAGGTCAAAGGCTACGCCCATCTTTACTGCATCCTGAGCAAATTCCAACAAATCCTCTTTGGCGATACCAGCCTGCCCGCCAGCGGCCACGATTTTGGCAATCCCAGAAGCAGCCATCGGCATTTTGGTAGACAAGTCTAAAATATCCTGTCCCATCTGCTTAAACTGCTCTGGTGTGTCAAAATCGACAACTTTTCTGATTTCAGCCATTTCACTTTCAAATTCCATGGCTGCTTTCGTTGCCCCCACTAACGGCGCTGCCAGAACAGCTGTTTTCATAGCAGTCCCAGCCAAGTTACTTTTCGCGCTGTCAAAGGCCGCCTGTGCTTTTTGCTTTCTGGCCTGGGCATCCAAGATGTCAGACCGTCGCTGTGTCAAATCATTGATACGAGCCTGTAGGGCGGCAATCTGACGATATGACGCTACGCTGACTTGTCCGGTTGCCCGTTGCTCTGCCGATGCCGCCCGCTGTGCATTTCGCATGGCATCATTGGCCGCTTTGATTTGCGTTTTCAGTTCTTTGGATTCTGCAATGGCCCGCTGCATAGACGACGCGACAGACCCGTCCAGCCGACCTTTGATAGCAATGGCTAATTCCATGACACGACTCATCTTATTGCCCTCCCTTCTTGGCCTTCTCTATTTCTTCTTTTTCCCGGTCTACTTCTTCATTCATGACTTGAATCCAGGCATGAAAATCGCCGATTGGTTGTTTCAGGAACCATCCAATCGGCGTTTTTGTGTACTTGGCAAGCCTCATAGCCGACAATCTTATGTTTTCTACGGCTCCTTGGGCAGTAAAAAATTCTGCGCCTTCAAGCAGGCTGCCATGAAGTCAGGGCCACTCAAGTTGAGGATGTCGTCATACTTCATTTTAGCGGCCGCAGCGGCAACCATGGCCTGGTATTCCATGGATAATGCCGGTACTGTCATAAGTTTGTCTTTCTTTTTAGCCTGGCTCATGCACGCCAGCAGAGCATAGCCGTTCAGCTTTGCAAAGTCAAAATAGATTTCCGTCTGCCCGTTCGGCAGCGGAGTTGTCAGATGCAGGATATTTTCCTGATCTACGATTTCAGCGTTGACGAGTTCATTTTCTTTTTCTTTCATGCTAATCCTCCTAATTCATGCCGATATTGGCCCGGACCTGCTGTAACAGGTCGACGCCATTGACGATGGCTTTGTATCCGTATTTGTCGATTTCGCAGAGCGTGGATCCGCCCATTTCGATTTTGAAGTACGTACATTCGATGACGGTTTCACTGTCCGTCTTGGACCCGGCTTTGAATTTGCCAGGGTTGTGGCTCTTGACGCGGCCGCGGACGGCGACGCGGTACTGCTCGTGTTCATAATCATTGGCGCCGCTGTCCCAGTTCTGGATGTCCGAGTAGAGTTCCAGGGCCAATGTGCTGCCGCCAACCAGTCGGGAACTCGTTTTCGTCGGCACCTGCCAGGTCATCTTCAATTCCAAGGAATCAAAATGGCCAGCAATGGGCGCTTCGATTTTACCAGCGACGCCGATGCCTTCAATATCTTCTGTCAGCGATTTCAAATCCGGCAATTCGACTTCGTTGACGCCGATTAAATCGTCGGCGCCGTCGATATAGGCCCGCATATCATTGATGACTTCCGGGATTTTATTTACTGCCATGGGTTTCCCTCCTTACGAGAATAATACTTCAAAGTTCGATACGTCATACTCAAAGGTATCTTCAATGTCCTGTGCCGGGACTGGCGGCGTCAGCTTCGTGTGGATTCGGAAGATGCCGGCCAGTAAATCGGTCGTCGGGTTTTCATCAGCCAGGAACTGGACACTGGCCCCTAAGAGATATCCTCGTGACGTAAGCCCATTCAACCGCACCTGTTCGCTGTCTACTAGCGTTTTTACCAGTCTCGGAGTGATTGGCTGGTCTGTCTTCTGCCAGTTCGTTAAAATGAAGGTGACATACTGCCAGTTGAACATGCGCCGGACACAGATGAACATATCTTTGACATCTGTCGTGCCTGGATAAGCACCGGTAAAGTTCCCCCAGGACTTCCAGCCGCCGGAGAAATTCAAGCCCGTAACGATGCCCTGTTCATTAAGCAGATTGGCCTGTGTCAGATTGAGATTTACTTCACTGCCATCTTTCAGGCACAGCCCTGTCGCCTGTAATGTCTGGTTGGACGGCGACTGATACGGGACGTCATCGTTATTGCCGTCGGTAACGCCGATGATGCCCATGATATGAGTCGATAAGTGGAAAACCATATCGCCATTTTTAGCACACGGCCAGCAGACAATCTGGTTGTTCCCCGTGTAGTTGTTGCCGTTTTTCCACATATTGACGTCGGCGTATTTTTTGACCTGTTCCGTATTGATGTCTACCAGTGCCATGCAAGGGAACAAGCCGTCGATTTTAGCCGCTTTGGCTTTCATGACAGCGGCAATGGCCGGCTTTTCAGACCAGCCCGGTGCTGCCAGCAGGCCCGGAACTTTGCCAATCTGGAAATAAATATCGTCGATGAGTTCCAGCCCTTTGTTTTTGCCATCCGTGGACATGCCGCCGATGATGTCGTCATCTTTGACAGCCGTCGGATCTAATTTGTCATAAGCAACATGGATGCTCGATACGGAGGCCAGTGCACCATCATCCAAGAGTGTAATGATGAGCTGACCATCATCGTCATATGCCGCCGTATAGTCCGTATCCAAGGTGGCTGCGGACCCGTCTGCACTGCCCTTGACGGTCAGCGTATGCAATAAGACCGGGTCTGTAAGGATGACCTGTTTCTTCGTAACTGTCTTGGCCGTGTCCGAAACGGACACTTTATGTTTGGTCGGGTCCAATACATTGACAAATACAATGGGCTTTACATTGTACAGTTTGAATTCGGTATACATCGCTTCGCAGAGCGTGTACTTATCCCAGTCGGGATGATACCCCAAATTCTGCGTCGCTTCCTTCCAGCTGTAGCAGATGACGGGTTTATTGACATAGGCCGTCGGGTCTTCTGTCAGATGGACAGGCGCCGTCCCGAAGACAACCGGCAAGCCGGAATCAGTGGCGACAGTCGCCACAATCGAGGTCGGGACTTCGCTTGCTTTTACGCCGTGGAAAAATGCCATTTTACTTACCTCCGTGTAATGCCATGGCCCGTTTATACATGATGTTTCTCAACGAGCCTGTAGATTTAACTTCTTTTTGTGCCGCATCCAATTCGCCCGCTGGGACGAACAGATGCTTATATACCGGGTCGTCCTTATATTTTGCAGGAATCCCGTCTGCGAAAATCTGATTCGTGTGGATTTCCGTGTCTTTATAGGCTGGGCCGACGTAGATGACCGGCCCGCTGTTTTCACTCATCGTATCTGCCTCCTAAAACCTCCCAATGAGTTTGACGTGGCTGCGGAATGAATACGTCGAACTCAATGACACCTACCCATTGTGGGAACGGCTGGTCATCGGGAATCGTCGTCTTGATATTCCCGTCATCTATATCAATGAACCATTTCTTGGCAATGGGATTGTTGGCCAGCAGGTGATAGCGGATGAATTCGAGGAAATGGAACAACATATGAGCTCCATAGGTCATATCTTCATCGTAAATGGTCGCGTAGATGACGATAGATGTAACTGATTTATCCCGGTCGTCTGTCGTAGCTTCTGGCCGTATCACGACGGCCGGACAAAGTTTCTTTTGGTCTGCCCGGTTATTCGCCCGGGGCAGGAATCCGGCATATACATTTACATCCGTATCGATACTCGAAAAGATATTTTCTGGCCGGCCTTCACAATATTCCTGGTAAGCCGTGAATTTTTCTTTCAAGAATTCCGCGATACCTTCCGCACATTCCAATGGGGTCATCGCATCACTTCCCTAATCTGTATTCGATTTCATGTTCCAATCGTTCTTCAAAGACATCACTGCCACGGTCCATCATGACGCTCAGTACATCGGGATTGCCGAATAACTGCGGCACGGCTGGCCCATAGATGCCTTTCAGCGGGTATCTTTCCTTGCCCTTACGGGCGACGAATGCCCCGCCCAGGCTAAAGCCGCGGGGGACATGCGTCATTTTCCCTCGCTTTACAGATACGAAGACGCCGTCCCGCCGCTTCTTGGCCTGGTATTTATGGATTGCCTCGGGCGCCCCTTTGACAAGGATGGTAGCCCCGTCCTCATCAGCCCGGATCTGCGCCTTGGCTTTCAAATCCCCGGCCTTCATGGTATAAATGCTTCGGATTCCCTTCGTTCCGGCCTGTCGTGCCGCTGTGGCTGCCCGCTTCCCGGCCGCTACGGCTGCCCTGGCGATTTCTTTGTCGCTCAGAGTGGACAGGGCATCCATTATTTTTTTATCTCCCTGGATGTCGATTTCTACGCTCATAGGCCCTCCTAGTGATTCTTGTGCAGGGTCATCGTCAGGATACCCATGTCGTCGATGACGTTATCTACCAGGCAGTAATCGCCATCGACAGTAAAGCTTTCTCCTTCCGCTGGGACTTCTCGGTAATCGTCTTTAGCGATATGGATGATGATGACCTGGCCATGGGTTCCCTCGAAGCCGGAATAGATTTCCTGTGTCTGGAACATAGCTTCTTCTTTGGGACTCTGCACGATGCATGTATACTTCTTGCCATTCAGCTCATGTGTTTCGGCAAATTCATCAGCATTGAGAAAAGCCGGAATGTCCGAAGCTACCATTTCTTTGAACGTGCTCATTTTTGGACGGCTGCGGCGGCATCGGCCTGGGGCAGTTCCATCCCCGGTTCGTCTGCCGGCGATTCTTCCGTCTCTGGCTCATTAGCCAGGGCCACTTTGTCCCCAACCAAGGCAACAACTTGTTCATCGGCCCGTTCCATGAGTTTTTCCGCTTCATCGTCCGGCAACTCGAACGATTCACCAGTCCGATATAAGTGCTTGCCCATGGAAACGCAGCCGTATGTAACGACTAACTTCATGGTCATCCCTCCTATTTCGCTTTGATGACGGCCCAATCGTCGACAAACTGCGGAGCCAGGACACAACGGCAGTACATGTAGAAGCTCAATACCTGCGTATCCTTGTTGCCGTTATAGTACGGCACATACGGTGCAACGAAGGTTTCGTAGGCCGTGCCGGCATCATTGAGCAGGGTGCAGGCGCCGTGGAGCTGACTGCCGCGGCCCGGAATGGCGATGATGGCCGTATCGGGGTCGATGAAATACTGCGATTTCCCGGCATCGTCGGTGTACGTTTCTGCATAGGTATAGACGTCGAGGTTCAGCGATTTGATGCGCCCGACGTGAGTAATCTGCGGACTGATGATCTGCGGCTGGAAGCCCATGAGGGACAGATTGTCCGCCGTCGGAACCATCATCCATTTCATGATCTGGTCATTGCTCAGCAAATAATCTGCGATGTTTTTCCCACAAATCATCATGGTCGGGACGATACCGGCGTCTTCCTGGATGAGTTCCGAAGCGTTCTTGATGTCGCTGTAAATCGTCGCGCCGGCTTTATCCCAAGTTGTCGTCGGCGTGACTTTATGGTCAAAGTCAAACGCAATGGTGTCAATCAACACCGTCTTACCGTCATCGGCATAACCTTCGATGTCGCATTTACCAGTCTGCAAGATATCCGCCGCCATCTTCGCTTTGCGGTTTATGATTGCGTTCTGCAAATCCACCATATCTTCAGCCTGCTTGATGGCTGCGCGCTGGGCCGGTGTCGTCGTGCTGTAGATGTTTTCGCCGAAGCCGCGTTCCGATAATTCTTCCGGATCTACTACCTTACTCGGCCCCATCATCGGCGGCTGGTAGATAGCGATTTTAGAGCCCGTGTCTTTCAGGCTCGCTCCTTTTGCGCCACGAACGACAAAGGGGGCCAGCTGACGGCCACGCTTGCGGTATTCTACGGCAATCTTGGTCGTAACGGCTGTCGCCGGTACAAGCGGGAAAAAGGTATCAAGCAAAAAAGATGCCGGCGGCGTAATCCGTTCCATTGCCTGCATCAAAGATACAGTATCTCTCAATTCAATAGCCATATTCAGTTCCTCCTAGTGTACAGATGTCAAGAAAATACCGGCATTTCGCAATTCGTCTTCATGGGCGTCAACCGTATCTTCGCTGGCGGCAATGAGGTATTCGCGATGGAATCGGCCGGAAACATAGACCGTCGCAACGGTGGCTTTATCATCCACGTCGCAACTCAAAATAGCATTGGCAACAGCGGCTTTAGCCGTAGCCACAGCGGCTGTCCCGGTAACGGTCATCAGCGTGCCGCGTTTCATGGCTGTCCCAGCCGTTAATGTGACGTTCTTGAGCAAAATCGGAATTTCCGGCCCGCCGATAAGCTGGTCGTGTTTAATGTCGATGACTTCTCTGATTGCCATTATTTTGCACCTCTCAATCTATTCGCTGCATTGACTACGTCTTCAATGTCCTGAGCTTTCTTTACGGCTGCCTGGTTCTGCGGCATCCCTGTTTTGGGCACAGGCGTTACCTGTTCAGATCCGGACTGCATCTGTTCCATAATCATGGTTCGCACGCTTGCCAATGCCTGGTCACTCGGCGACTGTACGCCGGCGACGGCTTCGATATAGGGAGCTACATCATCCGCTGTCCGACCGTCGCTGATAGCCCGGTCAATCATGGCATCGGTGTATACGTTCCCGTTTTTCAATGCCTTCAATTCAGCGATTCGCTTCGATTCATCCGCATCCTTGTTCGCGTTCTGCGGGTTCAAACCCAATAAGGCTTCCAGTTTGCTGGCTAAGGTTTTATCATCCATGTTTTTTTCTCCTTTGTTGATGATCTTTTCAAGCTGTGCCCGGTTCTTCATGTGACACGGGCAGGAAATATTATTGACAATCAGCATATTGTCATTCAGGCTGGCCGTGACCTGATAGTCTTCGTCGATGGCGTCGATAAAACCATTTTCCAAGGCCTGGTCGGCCGTCATCCACGTTTCATCGTCCATCATCTGTGCCAATTCATCCGTTGTCTTATGACATCGTTCCGCATAGACGTTCAAAATCGTTTCTTTCGTCGATGCCAATGCTTTCTGCAATTTGGCCAGGCCCTGTTCATCGTAGCCGCCGATGAGAAAAGATGCCGGGTTGTGAATCATATACAGTGCATTCCGCGGCATTTCGACGCTGTCGCCAGCACAAGCGATGATAGTTGCCGCACTGGCACACATCCCGTCGATGTGCATGGTCTTCTTGCCGCTGTAGCCTTTGAGCATCGTATAAATGGCCTGGGCCGCGAATACGTCGCCACCGGGACTGTTGATACGTACTGTCAGATTCTTGCCGCCACATTCTTTCAAATCGTCGTTGAACTGGCGCGGCGTAACGTCATCGTCGTACCATGACTGCGAAGCGATGGCGCCATACAGCAGCAGTTCTGCATTGTCATCGCCCGCTTCATTGACGAAACGCCAAAATCTTTTACTCTTCATGGGTTGTCTCTCCTTTGTCGGCCAGCACTTCCGGGCTTCCGATAGTCAGGCCGTATTTTTCAATCATCTTCTGTTCGTACGCCAGCTGTTCCAGGTTTTCTTCCAGGTCCGTGCCTGTCAGTTCGGCCGCTTCTCGTTCTCGCGTGCTCAAGCCGTATGTCGTCCGCAAGGCACTGCCATTGACGTCTTTTACCGGGTCAAGTATCGTCATGGTTGGTCCATACCAATCGGCATTGCACCAACATTTCCGAATTAATGGATCCGTGAAGAATCCCGGTGCTTTGACGCGGCCGATGGCAATGGCTTCGGCCAGCCACATTTCATAGACAGGCTGGCAGAAATCGCGGGCGAACCAGATGCGCCGGCGCTTATATTCTTCCCACGCCTGTAGCATGGCGGCACGGGAGGCCGAATAGGATGACGTGAAATGCTTCATCAGGACTTCGTAAGGCTGGCCGATGGCGCTGCCGACCATTTCCAACAGCTTCGTCGTGAAGGCGTCAAACGTTGACATGCTGCGCGACGCATCGACGCTTTTGACATCGACCCCACGGGGCAGGGCATTGATGGTTCCAGGCCCTAATGCGTATTCGTCCGGGTCGATGACGGGCCCGCCCTGGGGGTCAATGGTTTTGCCGATGAAGTCATTCAGCGTGCCGCCAGATGTCTGGGACTCTGTGAAAAACAGCGAGAAAAAAGACTTTACAATGGCAGCTGTCAGCTCGGCTGTCGTGTAACGGCTGACTTGTTTCAACGTCTCAATGACAGGGGATAAATACGGCGCTCCCCGATATTGTTCCGGCCGCTGGTCATTGCTGGTCTGTATGATGTTTGGCATGCCGCAAATGTCGCCCCATGCTTTGACGCGGGTCCAGGAGGCAATCGTCCCTATATCTACCGGGTCGCCAGGTACTTTGTTCGATACCCAATAGGCGGCGACGGCTCCATCCGGGTCGATTTCTACGCCGGATATGATTTTGTTCCCCGGTGTGGGCGCCGTCATTTCGACGGCATACGGCCCGGTAATACCATAGTAGTCCCGGCCATAGGGATTACTTACCCGGTTGCCTTCCAGGAGTTGCAGGCGCAAGCTGTACGGCATATCCGCTGTCGGCGGCCGGCGCTTGAACAGGCAAAAGGCATCGCCATCCACGAGATAGCCCGTGTAGTTGATGTCCTGCATGTCATAAAAATTATTGCGCCTCGTCAAATCGCACTGTGTCGAGCTGGCCCACAGGTCGAATTCCTGGGCTACATGGCGTGACCATTCCCGGGACTCATCGGCCGTCATCCCTAACAGCTTGTACTTGGGGCGCGGAAACAGATGCAACCCCGCCCCGATGGTGTGCAGTGAACTGGTCATGATAGCCGCTGCCCCGATGGGCGTATTGATGGACTGGTCAGCGCTGCGATTGCGCAACGTATACAGATTGGCGTTTACGTCTGATTTTGCGGAATATTTTCGCGGATTGTAGGCTTTTAGAATATTGCTTTCGTGCGAAGCCCCGCCGTTTGAATAACCGCTGTTCTGTATTGTCGGCGTCCGCGCCTTTTGTCGTGACCGTTTATTTCGTTTTGCCATGGTCGGCCCTCCTTAATCGAAAAATACAATGCGCTTCCCGCGCCCTTTCCCTGGCGTTTCGCTGTCGTCCAGCGTCGCCCCGCTGGCAATCAGGTTGTCGATGGCGACGCGGATGCTGGACAAGTCCGCTCTTGTCATGGTCCGGTTCCCGATGGTATACGACTGTCCCATCAAAACGGCCTTCTCGGCTTCTACATACCGGGCCAGTCGTTCATTTTGCAGTTTACTCATGGTGCCTCCTACCAAATGTTCGTCTGTTTGCTGACCCGTCTTTTCCTTGCGGGCTTAGGTGGTTCTTTTCTGACAGCAGCTTCCTGCGCCGGCTGTTTCATGATAGTTTGCAGTTCATCCCATTGCGGATTGACCGACAACATGCATCCCAGGTTGTAGACACGAAGATCCAGAGGTTCGTTTCGGACACCTGTTGTCGTCTGCCATACCTCACGGATAACTCCATTTTTCTTGACTTTCGTCTTATGTTCGGAAATAAGTCCCTTGAAATAGAGTTCGTCGTATCCCCGGTTATCCAAGCCGTCGCTGTTTTCATTCAACGGGAAATGCATGTATTGAGGCCCTGGGGCTTTGATGGCCAGGCGGTTCATGACCTGCTGCTTGCCGTCGTCGACGCCGAGGATGACCAGCGGTATCGGCGTCCCCGAAGCCTTCCCGATTTTGTAGTTCAATGGAATACCCGGCATGTTGCTGTAACCTTTGATAGCGAAACGCTGTTTGGTAAAATTCGCTTCGCAATAGCGATATACATGACCGGTATAATGGCCGCCAGAGTCGATGAAGGTACGGACGATTTTCAGCCCGGTTCCGTTTTTGAAGCGGTACACGTGTTCAAGGATGGTATCCAATTCTTCCCAGGTTGATTTCTGGTCTGGACAGCCTAAAATAACGCCCTTGCGGATACCCCACGACTCTTCACCGGCACCCCAGCCGCATACTTCATATTCCAGTCGGTTGTCCTGCGTGTCTACGGCTGCTGTCAATAACAGCACGCCATCTGGCAACTCTGCTCCATACGATTCGCGGCGCCTGACGAAGATTGTTTCATCATCGAATGCCCCTGGTTGTCGATAGCTTTCGCCGAACCGCGTGTTTACAACAACCTGTTCGCGTGTCGGGTCCCCTTTGGCTTCCAGCCATTCCCGCATAATTTCATTCCAGCTGGTCCAGGGAGAGGTGAAGGCATTGATGAAAAAGGAACGGATACCATTCGACCTGGCCTTTGGATTCTGTGCTCGATAGCCTTGAACAGCGTTCTTCATTTGCCGTTCCGTGAATTCATAACCACATGCCGGGCATCTCCATTTCACGTGATGTACGATAGCATGACGTTCGCCCCGGTCATCTTTGTAGGTCTCTGCATCGGTTTCCATGTCGAGATACCGGAGCAGATGCCATTCCCCGCAATTAGGGCATTGATGCTGCCATTCCTCTTGTGTGCCGGCGATGTATTCCGCATCAATCCGGCTGCTTCCCTCGGTTGTCGGCGTCGAAAACAGCCCCATGACCCGGTTCCAGAATGTCGTCATTCGTTTGGCTGCCAGGTCTACCGGGTCGCCTTCGGTGCCAGCCGAATCGGGAAACCGGTCCACCTCGTCGGCCAGCAGAATCCGTATTGGACGGCTGGCCAGTCCGGCCGGACTGTTAGCTCCACACATGACCAGTCGGCCGCCTGGGAAGAATTTTGACAGAATCGTGTTGTTTCCATCCCTGGTTTTAGCCGTCTTATCCCCGGCCCGCTTCACATCGTAGAACAACGAACTCAATACGGGCGTATCACGGATCATGGGAGCGATACGTGATTTGGAATAATCCTGGGCCATGTCTACTGTCGGCTGTATCATCATGATGGAAGCCGGGTCCAGGTGGGCAAAGCGGCCGATGACGTTGTTCATGATGTCTGATTTGCCAATCTGTGCCGCCGACTTGACGACGACGCGATGTACGCCGGGTTCTGTGAAGGCATCCATGATGGCCCGTTGATACTCGGCCCGTTCTGTCCGCCATTTGCCCGGCTCTGACGAAACACCGGCCGACAAATAGCGATACGTATCAGCCCATTCGCTGACAGACGTCTTCGGCAGCGGTTTCAAGCCGTGTCGGGAAATATATTGCCACAATTCTTTCGCTGACTTCATGGCTCGTCCTCCTCTTCTACTTCCTCATCGGTGAAGAGATCCGGGCTATATTCACTCAGCTCAGATAGCTTTTCTTCCAATTCTTTCGTCAATCTGACATAAATTTCTTCTTTGGTTTTCCCTTCCATCTGTGGCGCCAACTTTGTCGGCAGTCCTAACAGCTGCGTCCTCAAGTTAGACAACATTTCCGTCATGACTAATTCGACCGTTTTGGCACTGTATACGCGGTGTTCCATTTTGGCCAGGCGCAATTCAGCGATTTCCCGCTTCGTTTTTTCATGCCGGGCCTTTTCAGTCATGTAGTCTATGTCTTCATCGCCGCCGCTTCCTTTGGTGGCGTCTTTGTAATTGAGGATGGATTGTACCAAAAAGACGCCGCCGCTCTTGTCTTTTTCATCGCGAATGACGACGCCTTCCTGGATTAACTGAGAGATTCTAGGAGGGGTTAAGCCGATTGCGTCGGCCAGCGAACGCTGAGTAACCGTGATTTCACGGGCTTTCCCGCGTACTTTCATGACGCCCTCCCTCCTCTCTGACTTAACATTTTGGTTTGTTTCTGCGAACGCATGAGCTATATAAATAAATCATACCCCCGCTTCACATAAAACCATTTGAAAATATATGAAAATATAAATTAAGGGCAAAATTTTACTAAAATCTAGTTTTCTTTCGGGCGCCGCGGTCGCGCAAGGCTTTTGTTAACCCCAAAGAACCTAGTCGAAAAAAATCCAGAAATAAAAATTTCCGGACTCATCGAAACAAAAATCTTATTTTCCTCAAGTTGACCAGAAACCTTCGTAAAACCTTTCTGTTTTGTATCCAGCGTCACCGATGCACACAGCATACAGGCAAGGTACATCCTGTGCATCGACCCATGGCGCATGGCCGCTGTCCGGGTAGTACAACACCCCGTCTTTGTGGACGGGGTGCTGCTCCTTGCGTGTCTATCTATTCTTGAGGGGTGAAAACAATCATGTGCTCTATGCCATTTCCATTGCTTCACATATACACTATACCACAGGTCCAACGTGAACTACCATGAACTAGCATGAACTAATTTTATTTTTTTTGAAGATTTTGTCGAATTCTTCCAGCGCCTGGGTACGCAGTCCGTTTTCCTTTCGTCGAAGCCAGCTGACTGAGCATATCCCCTCGCAGGCTTTTTCCCAGGTTTCGTGCCACAAATAATGCCGCTTCATTATCGCCTGCATCCGCTCATCATCCATACATTCGACGAGCTTCTTGAATTCCCACGGGCGGTTTACGGTTTGAAGGTATTCACGTAACATTTTGTCGCGCTTATCCAGAAAACCGATAATCCGGTCTTCCATCGCATTCCGCCCGTTCCCGCCGCTGACTCGCGGCTTTTCATAATCAATAGCATTCAATGCCAACAAGTCGTGTTGGATCTGGCTGATTTCTTTCAGCAGCATATTGGCTTTTTCTTCTGACTCATAGACCAGTTTGAGATACTCTGTGCTTGTCACGCTACTCCTCCCTTCAATTTCGGTGCCGGCGTTTCCGCTTCAATGTCCAGCGTCATCTGCGCCCGTTTTCCCTGGATGAATAATTCCGCTTCCTTCATGGCGCTTCGCACGGCATTGTCCAGCTCCATCCAAGCTTTAGCATAAATCTTTTCCGTCTTGAATGTAGCGACTAATCCGTCATCACCGTGCATCGCTCCAGTTAATACGTAATTATCGACGCTGTTGTCCCGATTGTATTTAATTACGATGTCTTCAATCTCCCCGTCGCATACCGCGGCAAAGCAGGTATCCACATTGGCCATGACGTGAAAAATATTTTCCATGGCCTTGTATAATTCTGGCCGGGCCAGTTCTTTGCTTTTCAGCGTATATTCCCGCGGCACTTCTTTTTCGTTTTCGATGTATCCGATTCGGACAACATTACTGCTCACGTGAATCTTGTTGATGATCATAACTTCACCTTGCTTTCGATGAACGTAATGTGTACCTTGAATCCGCAGATAGTCGCAATCTCTTCCAGTGCCCGCTTCAACAGCATCCGGCGTATACGATACCTGCGGTTCTTCCGCTTCTCCTGCCGCTTCTTCTCAACCCGGCTGATTGCTTTTTCTGCTGTCGGGTCCTGGTAATGTTCACTGTTCATTCGCCTCGCCTACTTTCCGAAAATCTTTTCCGATACTTCGTTCATGTCAATGTCTTCCTCTACTTTCTTCTTCGGGCGTCCTGCATGTTTCTTGGGCTTCACTGTCGTTTCCAGATTGTCCAGGATGCCGCCGCCCGTCAAAATGTCCAGAACTTTTTTCCCGGATTCGTCGTCCCCGGTAATGCTGATATGCACTTCCATCGTCTCACCTCCTATTCCTTGCGCGCGCCTGCATCCCCGTAAAGGGTTCGTAAGTAGGCAACGCACTTCGTTCGTATTTCTGCCGCCCTGGCCCCGTGATGGCGTTCGTAATGGCATCGCTCACAAAGCGTGACGGTTTTGTTGATTTCGTCTGATTTATAAATCCCGCACGGCTCATGGTGCATCTTTTCCCCGTCGTCGATGTATCTCCCGCAGATGATGCACTTATACCCGTCTCTTTCGTGTACGCTGTCGTTGAGCCGTTTTAGTTTGACTCCCCGGAGGCGTACCCTTTTCGTCTTTGCAATATACGTCGCTATCCCTCCTCGTCATTTTTACTGTGATATGCCAGCCCGTCAATTCATTGAACGTACTGCTGGCTTCGATGAATTCATAGCCAGGATATAATTTCTCCCATACGTCCCGGCAGTCGGTCTGTCCGGCCAGTTCTTCCAGCTTGCGATGCGTAAACGCCCAGTCTGTTTTCGTGACCTTCGGGTTTTCCAGATTCCGTGAACAAATATACGTGTTCTCGAATTTCTCTTTATCGCGGGCTTCCTTCATGATGTACTGGCAGAGCCGCTGCATCAATTCTGCATCGTCTATCCGCAACCGGCTGGCATTGCTCAGGCCATTGCCCCAAACGTCTTCCAGCTCATTGCGGTCCAGGCCCCCGCTGATGATCAGGTGAAAATGAATATTCGTACCCTTTCGTTCGATGGCTCCCATATACTTTGCCGAGGGAAGCCCCGCTTTTTTACGCCGACGGTTCACGCGCTTGATGAAATTATGGAAGTCTCGCTTGGCATCCTTCACGTTGTCCCGTTTGTGCAGCGTATCATAGGTCAATGTCAAATAAACATCGTCTCCCGTGAAATTCGTTTTTACTTTCTGGCAGAATGTTCGCAATGCCTTCTTCTTATTTCGGCGTACTTGATCCGGCGAGGACAGGTTGACTTTCTTCTCTCTCATCTTCTTTCCACGTTTCCCCATATCAGGAACTTCAAACAAATCCGTTTCAAAATATCGCTTCCCGCAGAAATATTTCACATTACGAACAAACCCCATAGTCTCACTTCCTTTCCAGGTGGCACTAAATATAACGCCTACTACAAGCCCCAATGGGCCACAGGCCCATCACTTCCTTTATATACATATATATGGAAAAATGGAGACGCTCATAATGAACGTTTCCATTGTCCCTTTTTAATTTAAGATGTGGGCCAGAATATAAATAAATCCGCCCCAAAATAAAAGACTGATGATAATCATGCCCCGCCATACCATGGCCCTGAGTTCATGATCTGTTACGTGCATTGTGCTTTCCATTCCTTTCGTTCTTTGCTGTTCATCCACGTCGGATAGTCCATGTGGTGAAGTTTCGCCTGTTCAATATCGAGTCCCAACGGCGATAACGGCTTCTTGAGTTTGCGGGGTACGGGCTTTTCATCCCCATTCCCATAGCACATCTTTTCTTTCCATTGCTTATTTGCCTGCCGTGACAGCCTTTTCTTTTCTGTATTCAAGATATTCTTGGCAATATTCCCACATTCACGGCTGCACACATACGGCGATGTGTAGTGTTCCAGTGGCCGTCCACATACGATACACTTCTTTAGTTTCTTTCTCGTCTTCATACGCCGCCACCTGGTATATTCATCTAAGATGCGATGCCGGCATGATTCGCAATACTTTCCATTTCCCTTGGCCTGGAATTCCCGGCCACAGCAAGGACAAATCATAGTTCCACCCCTTATCCATAAATCTTTACTTCTCCGTACTTTTCTTCACAGGCAATCAGCCCTGGATATACCTGGCCACATTCAACAGCCATGCATTTCATAAATTCTTCAATCCCCGGCTCGCCTTCGCGGATACAGCCGGCGTAAAATTTGATTTTCTGCTGAATGGCTTTGAGCCGCTGCGCCCCGAAGCCGAATAACTCGTGAATAGCCAGGAATAGATAGATGTAGCTGGCTTCGATGCTGGCCATAGCGGCTCTTCGCTGTTCTTTCCCCTTCATGCCCAGGCCCGAAACAATCCAGCTAATGAAGTCGCGTTCCAGCCGTTCATCGACGCCAAGCCGTTCCATTTTGGTCCTCATGGTAATAAATTCGCTGCCTGTGAAATCTGGATCCTTTTCCAGGGATTGATGATTGTATTCATTACACTTCTTTTTTATCCGTTCCATCCGAGTCTTGCTGAATCCGTAATTATCATGTAAGGCCATAAAGACCAGCGTGGCCGTCGTCGTTTCGCCAGCATTGCAGCCGATTTCTAAATTGGCCCGCTTGTTGTTTTTCATGGTCTCACTCCCTTTAGCTTATTGGCTACTAATCGCAAGTGGTTGAGTACCGTTATCATGCTAGAACTGAGTGTTTCTAGTTCCGTAATCATTAATTCTTCGCTATATTCTCCATCGTCTAAGTTTTGTAAGGCTTCACCCATCCTCATATAGTATCCGCGGATGTCGTTCATGAATAAGTCATGATTTGTCTGTAATACTTCTACATCTTCCTTTTCTTCTGGCTTGGGTTGTTCTTCTGGCTCATCATTATCGAAAATATCTTCCGGATCTACTTGCCGTGGTTCTTCCAACCAGTCCGCTTTTTCGTCCGCTTCCGGCGTGACTTCTTCCGTAGCTTCCCCGGCTGATTCTTCCGTTTCGGCTCTTTCTTCCGGCGCTTCTTCCTGGATGGGATTTATGAAATCTTCGATAGATTTCAGCGTGATTTCATCGTCATCCATGTGCTGTTCATAGAAATCTTTCTGCCGGTCTGGTGATAATTTAGATAATTCATAGGCCGCAGAAATTCCTAATTTCCCCGATTTCATCCAGTCGGCGTAATATTTCCGCAGGTTGTTGGAAATGGCTGAGTATCGGGCGATATTGGTCGTGCTTTCATGCAGTGTTTTAGCAATCGCGTCGCGCTTGCGGCCGTTGATTTGATTCGTCATGACGCCATATTTGAACAGGCTGTTGAGCTGTTTATACTGCTCGACCCGTTCCCAGGCCGTCAAATCCCGGGACGTACTGTTCGTATCGATAAGCAGCAGTTGATTTCCATAGTGGTCTGTAGAAATTTCGCAAGGTACGGTATCGGGAATCCCTACGGTCTGCTCTTTCAGCAGCTCTTTGACGGCCTTGCACCGGCGATGGCCGGATACAATCATGTACCGTCCGTCTTTCATCGGTTCGACAATCAAGTTCTGACGGACGCCGCCGGCGGCGATAATCGAGTTCTTCAATTCTTCTACGTCGCCGACGATATAAAAGTTATCCGGATTCTCTACGAGCAGGTTAACCGGAATCTGCTTGATAGTCCGGTCTTTGTCTTTGTTGACGAGTCCCATGTTTTCCATTAAGCTCATTCTTTCACCTTCTTTATGATTTCATTGGCTAATTTTCGATATTGCCATGCTGGCTTGAGGGTCATACTCAATTCGGCCAGCGGCTTGCACATCAATGTGCTGTCAATGATCCAGCGGCTCCGGCTGATTTTCGTATCGAAGACAGGGAAGCTGGCTCTTAGCAGCCCTTCCGCTTCGTCGCTCAGCGTCGTCCGTTCGTCATGCGTGATGAGCACGCCCAGCAATTGGAGAGCCGGATTGATTTGCAGGACATCCTGAAGCTGTGTGTCGAGTTCCACCAGCCCCTGGCTGGAAAAGGCGTCCAGCCGTACAGGGATGACGATGAAGTCCGCGATGCTCAACGCGTTAATGGTCAACATGTTCAGCGCCGGCGGGCAGTCGATGAGAACAATATCATATCCGCTGCCGATGTCGGCCAGGGCATCTACGGTCTTGCTTTCGTAATAGCTGCGTTCCAGTTCATACAAATCCATATTTCCCGGCATGAGCGACAGAAACGGCCAGTCCGTGCCTATGATTTCTTTTTCCCGCATCCCACACGGGGCTGACTGGTCGTACCGTTTGTAGAACTGTGTCAGATTCCCTTGCGGGTCACAGTCAATCATGAGTACTTGCGGGGCCTGGCCGCGATGACTGCCAGGCACGTGATGCGTTCGTTGTGTAGCATAAAGGTGGGCCAGGTTCGCCGTCGTTACCGTCTTACCGACGCCCCCTTTTAGGTTGTAAATAGCGATTTTCATGTGGTTTCTTCCTCTCTGAATAGCGGCAACTCCATAACATTTTTCCCATGAACCACGGACAAGCTTCGCAATGGTCCTGGCAGATATCCATTTTGTATTTGCGGCAATAGATCCAACTGTGAGTCGGCTGGCCGCATAACGGACACCTCAATATACAGTCCCTTTTACGACGTTATAATGAGCGCAATGGCCGTCCTGCCAGCGGATGCAGGGAAATCCGTCTTTGTAATAGATTTCTTCTGCGTATCCGTGCCAGTGTCCCGCGTTAATTTCTTTCGTTGCCAGCTTAATGGCTTCCTGGACAATGTCGTGATGGACATTGCGGTTTTGCATCCGCCGGAACCATTTGTCTGCATCTTGCTTTTTCATGGCTGTTCCTTTCTTTTGCCAGCGTATTTCTTTTGGATTTCAGTGACGATATTGCCGTACAACATCATCCAACGCATTTCATACAGTTCATCACCAAAGTCGTGTTGGTTTTCAATGTCCTGCTGCATCATCATTAATGTGTCCAAACTCAGCGCAGGTAATACTTTCTTGATGTAATCAATGACTTCCATCGTAAGGTATGTCCTCCGTCCCAGCGCATACCGCATGGCATACCAGAGGATCTTTTCATATTTGTCGTCAACGCCAATGATGTTCAATTTTTTCACTCCTTATTTCTGTGCCATTCTGGCGCTTTCTGTGATGGGGACGGAAGCTTCGGTCGGCAGGTAGATGACCTGGTTCGATGTCTTTTCGATGGCTTCGACCCATTTCTGTTCCATCGATTCAGGATACTGCCGGATGCTTTCGCCAAGGATACGGTTTGCTTCGGCCTGTTTGCTGGCCGCTTCCATTTCTGCTTCGGCTTCCTGGACTTTGATTTGACGGTCCTGGGTTGCTTTAGCCAATGCTGCTTCTCCGGCCTTGCTCTGTTCCCATACTTTATATACCGGATATCCAAAGACGATGCCGGCTGCCATGGCAACAAAAATGCCGAATGTTACCAGTGCTGCTGCACATGTCGCCAGTGTAATCGTTCCGTTATTTTTAAATAAGATTCCTATCCCGAACGAAATCCCTAAAATAATAATCACGCCTGCAATAATAATCGTCATGTCATTTCCTCCTATTTTTCCTATTCTTTCCTATTTCTTCCAACTGTTGATTTTCTGTAATGCCGCTGTGACTTCGTCCGGCCACAGGGAACCTAGCACGTCATCCGTGAGGGGCGTACGATATGTAATTTCCCAGTATTTTCGTCGCTTCTTCAAGACGGCCAGCTCGAACAGTCCTTGTGGCCCGCCGTAGCTGTAAGGGCCACGGATGACGCTAGCGCCGTAGCCATTGGGGAAACGGTATTCGTAGTGTTCAGTCCCATCCAGGACGTCACACCATTCCGCCCAGGGCGTAAATCTACCAAAATGCATTATTTTTCTTTCCTTTCCCTTTTTTTGCTTTTATGCCCAGGTATGAACGCTTGTAATACTCATCATCGCCGGTGATTTTCCGCATCAGCTTTACTGCCGGGTCAAAATCACCGGCAACGTAGGCTTTGCGGTACATCATGCGTTCAGCTTGGTACATCGAAAATGTTTTCATCTTAGCTATCTTCATCTGCATCCGCCACCTTTTCAAACCGCCATTTCTGCGTAACGTCGGGATATTTTTCGTGGTCGACTTCGCTCATGAACATTGCTAGCGGTCGTACCCATTTGAGGCGCGGTGCCTCTGTACTCTGATAAGCGACGTCGAGGTCTTCCCTTTCGGTATCACCTGCAATAAAAAGTATTTTGTAGACGTGCCCCTTAAAGTGTCGCCATTTTTCGCCAGGTTGTGGATAATCCCGCTTGTAAAAAAATTTCATGTTATTCTCCTATAGCATCCGCTTGAAGATGCTTTCAAAGATTGGTACAGGAATCGAATTTCCTGCCTGTTTATACAACGCCCGTCGAGAATTTACCGCGGCGGCTGCTTCAAAGTCATCGTCGCTGTATCCTTGCAACCGCCAGCACTCTTTTTCCGTCAAGTATCGGTATTTACCATTGCCTATTGGCAAGCATCCGCTTCCAGGCGCTCTATCTGGCCGTTCCGTTATGGTGTAGCAATAATCTTTGATTATCGGTAGCCGTCTTACAGTTCCCGTTTTGCCGATTGCTCGTACCATACTAGGGGCTTTGACGGTATAAAAATCATCCACACGCCCTTTTTCCAAGTAGTTCTTGATTGGCTCCATCGTCTTCCGTTGGATAGCATCAAAGTCAAAACGTTGTCCGCCTAATAGGGATATCGTGAATATCCGCTGTCTGGCTTGCGGTATGCCGAAATCTCTGGCATCCAACACACTGAAATTGCTCGTATATCCAAGCTTTTTCAGTTCGTCCATGTACCGTTCGTGGTTGTGTACCATGTACCGGCTGCGGACGTTCTTTACGTTCTCCCATATGATGACTCTCGGCCGCCACAGTCCCATGTTTTTGATGATATTCAATGTTTCCCACATAAGGGATGACCGGGTTCCGCTGCCGGGATCTGCACCTTTTTGGTGACCGGCAATTGAGAAATCCTGGCAAGGGCTGCCATGAATAAGGATATCTGGCTTTAAATTCCAGCCGCGGACGTCCTGCGTTTTATATGGCAATTCATCGGCAAACATGGCATTGTAGCTGCGGACGGCTTTTTCATCTATCTCGACGTAGTCGATAGCTTTTACAGGTATTCCCAGATTTCGTAGCGCCACTCTTGGGCTTCCGATTCCACCGAATAGCTCCAATATTTTCAGCAATTTTTTCAGTCCCTCACTTTTCTCCGTGGCGTTGATGCAATCGGCGCCCAGTACTGTACTTCTTTCATCGGGACGAGACGGGTTTCCCCGTCTACGATCCAATGGTTTTGACAAAATGCCCCGACTGCTTTAAATTCCCATTCTGTTCCCGCGTGCATCGCTACCAACACGCGACGCTGCGGGACTGGCAATTCTTCGTTTACATCTACCCATTTCATCCGGCATCACCTCAGTTCATTCCTGCGAATAGTTTTACCCACCTCATTGATGCGCTTTAGCATCTCAGCGGAACCCGCAACAGCAGCGCCGCGGCTTCTAAAGCAGTTCCCCAGGTAGCAATTCATTTCATCCAACAGCTCTTCACTGAATTCCTTGTGAATGGGGTTTCCGTCGATGCCTACATAATAATATTTATCTCCCAGCTTAGGGATAAAGTGCCTATTCTTGGCTATTTTTCCATCAGGCATTTTCAATTCCTCCTAGTTTCAGCAGATCTCCTGGCCTAGTGCCGTTGCGAATTTTACTGCATTCAATGGCTATCGGGCATCCTTGACAATCCTTTTTACGGTGCCGGCAGAAGTCAATCAGCTGGTCGATAGTTTTGTAAATGTTGCCCGTAGAGGCTGCATTCTGACTGTCATCTGTATCACACTCCTTAAAAATTAATGACTAACCGCTGCCCAGGATGAATGTCATCCTTTCCAGCAATATTGTTGTTCACGCTGATGATGTAAATGACTTCGCGGATATCCATACCGCGTTCATCCGCAATGGGCCTGGCGATTTCCCACAGTGTTTCTCCCTGGTCCACGATGTGGACTTGGGCATCTTCCTGGGCTTTTACTGTTTCTCTCAGTGAATGGCCTACATACAGGCCGACACTGCAAGTCACAGCCAGGGCAAGTAAAAACCGTCCAATATGCCTTTCTCTTTTCATCGTTTTCCCTCCTGTTCACGCTAATTCGATGCCAGGAAATACGTCGTCATAGACGTTCTTCCGGGTCATGCCGATACGATTAATAGCCCGTTCACGAAGCCAGGCAATGATGCTTGTCCGTTCAAATACATAGGTATGCCCTTCTTTGATGCATGGCGCCCCTTCGTAAATCCACTTATCTACGATTTCCTGGCTTCTTCCTGTTACCTGTGCCAATTCTTTTCGATTCCATGTGAGCTGATCGCACAGCTTCATCTTTTCCATTGGACTTCGTTCCATCTTCTTCCCTTCCTTCAATTGTCGTGCTATAATGTCTGTAACAACTTTTTTCCTTTAGAGCCGTTCGGTTGCCGCCGGGCGGTTCTTTTTTTGTGTCCGTTTCGGACACTTTAGCCATAAGGTCAGGCCACGGCCTGCCAGGGCAAATATTTTGTCGATGATGGGCTGGATGGCCAGCTCTTCGTAGGCATCAATCTTGTCATCACAACAGATTTTTTCCAGCTTCATTGAATCGTTGCTGGCTTCCGCCAATGCTACATGATACTGCATGGCCCCGGCCGCTACGCCGGGAATCTTTCCGATTTTCGGCAGGATCATCCTGCCAACTGCCGATTCCTGGGACAAGTAGGAATAGCCTAGGCACGGATTGTTAAAAACCTGCATCATGGCGGCGACCATATCGTCGCCTGGAAGTATTTCCCCGCCTTCATACTTTGCGTATGTCCTGACGGACACGCTCAGCGCTTCCGCTGCCTGCTCTTGTGTCATTCCGGCATCTTTGCGGGCTTTTTTGATTTCAATTCCGAACCGTTTTGTCATGGTGTTGCACCACCTTTCCGCTATAATGAAATTAATCCGATTATCCCTTTTCAAATTCAAAGGCTTCCTGGGCTTTGGCCCGGATACCTTCGACGTCCAGGCCGAAATTCCGGCAAATGTAGGCCGCTTCTTCGGCGGCAAATTTGGCTGCGTGGGCTACGAACCGGCTTTCTTTGGTCTTCTTGTCTTTCATCTTGGCCGCTGTCCGTAACCGGGACATTTCACATTCATATAAGTTGTTTTCCAGAAATTCCTTTTCTTTCTTATTCATTTTTCTCGCTCCCTTTCTTCGTGCTATAATGAGCTCAATACACCAAATGTGGAAAGGATATGATGTAATGATTGACTTGTTATTAAATTGGCTTTGGGAAACTATTAAAACTTCGTATCTTTCCCTTCTAATAGCCGTTATTTCGCTTGGATTTTCGATTATGACATACCGTCGCCAACGGAAATATCTTACTGTTGACTGGGATAATCAATACTTTGCATTGGATACTCGTTACCATGTACAAGATGCTAAAGACGTCTTCAAATCCTTTAAGTTTTCCAAAGGGATGTACTTGACAGCTACTATCGTGAATCCCTGCAATGTAAACATGGCTTATTTGGACCTACGCGCTTTTAACCCTCGAACCAACGAGAATCATATGGTCGCCACTCAAGTTTCTGTTCCATACCTGCGCGATGATCCAACGGTATTGGTATGCCCTTTCAACGACAGTTTGTTTAACAATTACTTCTTTGAGCTTCCGCCCGGAAAGCACGGCCCTTTACCAGTTGGTACTTGCACCATCCTTCATATTCTGATTGTTTTTAACCCACATGTGGATTTAAAAGATGGGGTAATGGTCAGCTTTAAAGGATACATCGTTATTCCATAGAAGCAAATATTCAGATACAAACCGCAAAAAGTATCGCACCTATGAAAAACTTTTTTCATTGGAAGGCTTTGATGAGCAGTTGGCTAAACAATTACCGGTAGATCCAGACTAATATCTGTAGAGCTATCCCGAAAACTGCTAAAAGAATCCCCAAGCCAAATATAAAGGCATCAATGCCATCCATCCATTCATCTTCAATTGAGCAACCGTTATCGCTTGCCCATCTTGAACCGATTACAAAGTATGGCGGAATTCCCAGATACCAAGTAGTATTTTTGGTGATACGAATATAAATAATCCAATCTCTTGCGACTACCGGAAGCTTACTGTGTTTTACCGGGTCACCTTCAAAAAGAACTATATCTTTCTCCTCATCATTACTTGATAGCTGTAGTCTTTCCCGAAAAATTTCTTCTCCAATGCTTATTTTTATTTCTTTCTTATCTATAGAGCGTTTTTTTTTAGTATCAAATATAAATTCACTAGCATCTCTTACTAGAGGTATCATGGATTCTATTTCCTTGCTTGTCATGTGTGCGGTCTCCTTTCTATGTGTAACTTAAACTCACATATTATTTCATAGTAAATCATCAATACTACACCCAAACAAATCTGCAAGATTCACTAGTCGTTTAACGGTCGGCATAGCTGCCCCAGTTTCCCACTTTACAACTGCAGTTCTACTTACATTTAAGCGCTTGGCTAATTCTTCTTGCGTCCAACCTTTCTCTTCTCTTTTTTCTTTTATCTTGTTCATTTTCACACCTCCTTGCTGCATTTTGTGTGAATTTATCTCACCTATTGTCTATATTATATATAACTTAGGCTCACATGTCAATATAATTCGCAACTTTTATTCACATCTTTATGCGTGAATAATTTTCACATATAATAATAGTATGAGGTGAGTTGTATGAACATTACTGCTAAACGATTGCGAGAACTTAGGGAAGCGAAAAAGATGTCGCAAGGCGATATTGCTAAAATTTTAGGCATTAGTCGTACTGCGTATGTAAAATATGAAACAGGTGAAAGTCGCCCAGTGCGAAAATTAAATGAGTTATCAACACTTTTTGGTGTTTCCTCCGACTACCTTTTAGGCATCTCTGATTCGCCTTTATCTGAAAACCCAAACCCCAATAATAAGCATCCGGCTTTTACCGATGATGAATACAAATTATTGTCCAACTACAGGAAGCTGAACCATGTTGGCAAGGTAGCGGCCCAGGGGTCTGTAGAAGCATTGACCTTACAGAAACAATTCTGCACTAAAATCAAGACCGGCGAGGCAACCTGATCGTCGTGGATTTTAAAAAATAATTTTTAATCTCATGACTCGCTATGACAATGGAAAGGTGGTTATACTATGTTTGAAATCATTGATAATGGCCGTCACAAATCTGCACTGTCCGGCGATATGACTCCACTAAGCGTAGACGTTGAAAACAAATGTGGAAAATTTGTCGGCCATAGTGGAGATATTTACGATACCTCTTTAGAACAATGCACATGTGCTGATTTTGCTATCCACGAAGGAACTATGGCCTGTAAACATATGATTCGCCTGGCTATGGAACTGGGTGAAATACCGAATGATGGAATGATTACAGACCATGAAAAAGCCCGTATAAGGTATTATACGGGTATCCTGAAAGTCTTCACTAAGACGGCTCCTATTATGGATGCTGTTCATTTAGTCCTTATATTAAACAAATTACTCAAACCAAGCGGCATGACCTGCACAGGCAATGAATTGTCTTTTGCGGGTATTCCTGATCTGCTTGAATCCGGTCTATTTGAATTAACTAAAAATGGTAAGAAAATCAAAGTAACCAAAGACAGCAAAAAAGACATGAAATCATTGCAAAGAGCTGTTGAAAGTCGCTTAGGCTCTTTTGTCTTAGCTCATATCGACGATGAAGCTTTGTCAGCAACACTGCAATCATTATCTGACGAATACTGCTATGACTTTTAGTTGCACCATTTCTGCCCATTTTATCCCATTTTATATCCTTGACAGATTCTACGTTTTGCTGACACCGGCAAAACGTAGAATCCGACTTTTATCAGCAAAAATTCGTAGCGAAATCACAAAAATCGTCGTTTTTGATACCTGTTTCGGGGTTTGATAGCAAAAATACAGTATTTTGATAACTTCTAGTCCGTGTCCTCGACAGGGTCGTTGAGATTTGAAGGAAATTTTAGAAAGGGGTCTTACCTGTGGACAAAAATGAAATCGTCATCATGAAAAATAAGTTTGATGCAATCGCACATTATGATGAAGAATCACAGATTGAATTTTGGTACGCTCGCGAGTTGCAGCCAGCACTTGGATATGCCCGGTGGGAAAATTTTCAAACGGCTATAAAAAAGGCAAAAACATCTTGCGAAAGTGCGGGGATTATGGTCAGTGACCATTTTCGTGATGTCACGAAAATGGTGGGCATCGGATCTAATACGACTCGTGAAATTAATGATTTGAAACTCACCCGATATGCATGTTATCTGATTGCGCAAAATGGGGATCCTAGAAAAGATGAGATTGCCTTTGCCCAAAGCTATTTTGCCCTACAAACGCGCAAACAGGAACTAATCGAGGATCGTATTAACCTTCTGCGCCGGTTCGAAGCCCGGGAACGCCTATCAAAGTCCGAATCGCTTCTATCTAAAAATATTTACGAACGCGGCGTAGATGACCGTGGCTTTGGACGCATCCGTTCAGCAGGAGATGCTGCACTCTTTGGCAAAACAACTTCAGAAATGAAAGTTCAACTCGACGTCAAGAAAAACCGTCCGTTAGCTGACTTTCTTCCTACGCTCACCATTGCAGCCAAAAATCTGGCTACTGAAATGACTAATCACAATACAGAAGAGAAGGACCTCTATGGCGAATCCTCTATCACACAGGAACACGTTGGTAACAATCGAGCAGTACGCAGTATGTTAGCACAACGCGGCATTAAGCCAGAAGAATTACCCGCAGCGGAAGATATAAAAAAATTAGAGCGTCGTGTAAAATCCGAAGAAAAGAAGCTTGCCAAAGGCACGGGGTTTAAGACTAATTCTGATTAATTTACATTCAATAAATTGTCCCAGGGTAACAACACACTTAGAGGTGCCAAACTACTTAGCATTTACTTACCAATTACTTTCCATTTACTCGCCAGATAAACGCTATCTTTTGATTATCTTGTGAAATCGCACGATTTTCGCAAGATCTTCGCACGATTTTCGCACGATTTTCGTAAGATCTTCGCAAGATAAGGGAGGGATGAGCCAATGAAAAAACGACCTGATGGCCGCTATAAGGTATCTTTAACCGTTGATGGTAAACGGCATTACTTTTATGGCAAAACTATTAAGGAAGCCGAGCAGCGGCGGGACCAATTCAAAAATGCACTCCACGCCGCGCCTAACGTCGATTACAATATTACCCTGGGCCAATGGCTGTCTATATGGCTACGAGGCGCCAGGGCAACGCTGGCGGCGGATACGTATGAATCATATGTGTATCAGTTGCGCCGGTACGTGCTGCCAACTATGGCCAAAATCAAGCTGGTCAATTTACAGCCCCATATGTTTCGTAAATTGATTGCTGATTTACTGGATCGCGGATATAGTAATCGGTCTGTACAGTATGCGCTGGCTGTTGTCCGAATCGGACTCAATCAGGCTGTCAATGATGGAGTATTGCCCGTATCTCCCATGCGTGGTGTCAAATTACCGCAAAAGCAGAAAACGCAGGTATCAGCATTATCAAAAGATGAAGCTCAGCGCCTGTTAGGCGTCATTTCTAACCCCTGCCACTATAATCTATACTACGTGGCCCTACACACTGGCCTTAGGCGCTCTGAGCTACTTGGCTTGCGTATCCGTGATGTCAATACAAAAGCATCTACTATTTCTGTCAATCAAACGGTTCTTCTCATCGATAGAAAGCCGGTTATATCACCAACAACAAAAAACGCCGCTTCCCGGCGTACGATTTCCGTCGATGCGAAGACGATGGCCATTTTAAGACGACAAATCATGTGGACGCTCAAAAACAGGATGTCCGCATCAGACTATGAGGATAACGGGTTATTGTTCTGCCGGCGCGATGGTCGTCCATATGATCCAAAATATATCAGTCATACGGCCAATAAATATGGGAAGCTGGCAGGCTTCCACCTTACTTTCCATATGTTACGGCATACCCACGCAACGCTATTGCTAAAAGCCGGTGTTCATTTCAAGGTCGTGCAGGTGCGGTTGGGCCACTCTTCCTTTCAGCAGACTATGGACACATATAGTCACGTTTTGCCGGATATTGAAGAACAAGTCGTGGATAAATTAATTGACCTCGTTTAATTTTGCTTCGTCGCGGGGTCAAAAAGGGGTCAAACGCACCAGACATTGTGGGGTCAATAAAAAAGGACAACCACCGCTGAATGCGATGGTTGTCCCATTGGTGCGAGTGGAGGGACTTGAACCCTCACGCCGTGAGGCGCCAGATCCTAAGTCTGGTGCGTCTGCCATTCCGCCACACTCGCAAGTACCTTTTTATTCTACCATGCTTCCCTACTATTGGTCAAACAAAAAATATGGTATCATATTTCTATATATATCATAAAGGAGGATTGTTATGTTATTACAAAGGGAATCGAAATTTGAAGGGTCTGTACTCGGATTTATCGGCTATGGCCTCATCTTAGTCATCCTTACGATTTGTGCGTTCGGCATCGCCTATCCTTGG